AAGAACCAGCAAATTTAAATGTAAAAGCACCATCAGAACTTTCTGTAATTCTTGAGCCACTTGAGTTTAATGACGTATAATCATCAAAATTTTCAGGCATTCTAATATCACCTATAGGGCTTACAAAACTTGGTGAACCTGTAGTATCGTAAAATAAAATACCAAACCTATAGACTTCACCTCTTTGGTAGCCTGTAAATTTTTCTGCAAAATTAGAGTTCTTATAGTTGTTAAATCCTTGCTCGAAAGTTTTTTCTAAATGACCGTAATGTGGTACTTTATTATATAATGTTCGTGATTTATTTAAGTTACTATCTTCTGCTTCAAAAGCAGAGTTATTAAAATATTTTATTTTTGTTAAATCAAATTGTTTTGTGTCAAACGTTACCCTTACACCATCTGATGCTGTAGCAAAACCTGGTGTTTCTGCACCGTAAACTTTAAGACTTGAATCACTACTACCTGCAGGTAAGTTTATAAAACCATATTTACTATTTACACTATAAAAATCTTTTTCATCAATGTCTGGATTTATAAACGATGGGTAAGTTTCTAATGCACCATTACCATCTGAATCGTATCTATATGACTTTACTCGCATATCAATATCTAATGATGCTGAGTTGTTAGATAAATATGATGCAAATAGCCTGTTATCTTTTTTAGATAAAGATTTACAGGTATCCCAAGTAATATTATTAGCTAACAAATCTTGTATTACTATTGGAGTTGTAGTTTCTCCACCACTATGAGTGTAGCTAAAAGAAGATGTTGTTATATTATTTACTGCTATAGAGTTTGCTTCTATTGCACCATCTGAAGATACATAGCGTATTGCAATAATTTCAATAGACTTGTATGATTGACTTATATTGTCAACGGTTAATTTTATTGCCGTAGAAGAATCTTGCTCTAAACTACCGCCTAAAATTTCATGATATGGAGTTGAAGGAGTCCCTTTGTCAACAAAAATAGGGTTACTTATATTTGATATTCTTGATGTTTTACCATCTGTAGTAACCAATCTGTAACAATACGAATACGCACCACACTTTAAAGTACCACCTGAAGTTTTACCTGTAATCGCTGGTGCTTCTAATTTTTCACCTTTAAAAACATTTAAGTCTTCTGCAGTTAACCCTGCATAATAATATGCATCTTCTTTTAAATTTAAAGTACGAAGTGGATTTACACCATCTGTCCAATAAATTCTATGAAAATGTTCATTTTCTTCTGATACCTCTACCCTTAGTGATTCTTTTGGTGTAAGACCTAAATCTGCTTTCATAATAAGAGAAAGCACATTTAAAGTACCATCATCATTTATGCTTACTTTAAATATAGCATCATCTGAGTTAATATTATTTTGCGTACATATTAATGCTGTATAGTCACTAAATGAAGCTGCTCCTACAGGGTAATAATATTCATCAGTAACTGTAGACACTGTAACCCCATCTCCATTTGTAAGGGTTACATTTTGTACACCAGAGTCTTCATAAAGCATCATTATTGAAAGCGTTAAACTTTCTGAGTCTGTATTAAATAAACTAATATTAATATCATCTGCATCTCCAGATATAGAAACATTACATTTATCTGAAACAGCTTGTACGCTTAATAATTCTTCTATACCATAAAGTAAATATAAATAAGGGTCTGTTCCATTATATACAATACCAGCTTTATTTTGTGTTGTTTTATCAAAAGTAACACTAGTATGCGTAAAGCCTTCATTTCCAGTTACTTGTAATCTTACTCCGTATATAGTTGGGCTTGTTAATGCTAAATAGTCTGTGTTATTTTGTATAGCTGATTGTGAAGTAACATAAGTTGAACCATTATATACAATAGTAGTTAGTAGTTTATTTGATTTAGCATTCTTAAGAGTAAATGTATTATCGCTTCTATTGTTAAGTCTTGCATTTACAGCGAGTTTATAGCTTTCTGCAGGCAATAAATTATTGTCTAAATCAGACTGCATTCCTTTAAAAAACGAATTAGGTTTTTTTTGACTTGCCATTTTTTAGAATAATTTACGTGAGTGGTCATTTATAGGTCTAAGAGAATTCCAATAATTACTTATGTTTCTCCATTGCTGTTTAGACGGCATATTATCTTTACCTCTTGCTTGTGCGCACTGGTATGACCATTCTTGCTTTAAATCTTGATAAACATATCTAGGAAGTTTTTGATTAAAATATTCTCTTCCTTTATACTTAAACATAATGTAAGACGCTATTGCATCTTCATGAGCAGCTGAAATAGTAGGATAACCTTCATCGTCTGTAGCTATTGCTTCGTAGTGTAATTCTATACTTACATTATCTGCAACATCTATATTTAAAAAGTTACCAGACATATACATGTTTGTTTTTCTATCATAAGTAGATTCATATAAATCTTGTGGATTTCTAACTTCTATTATGTTTAAAAAATCTTCAGGTAATTGTACTTTTTTATCAGTAACTTTTAAAGTTGCTATTTTTTTATCAAAGGTTGTATAAGAACCTATTTTTTTTTCTGCTTCAAAAGCCCACTCTACAAAATTATGAAATTCTCTTGCTGCATCTTGAATACCTAAATTACGTATTACAGTAGACACAACTTGTTTAACACTTATTTTAGGATTTCCTTTCATCTTAATTTTTTATTATTTTTTTAAACCTACGTAAAGGTAATACTTTGTATTTATTATATTTATAAGGTCTATCCCACATCAATTTTGTATATTCTTCGTCTAGTATAGGGACTTTATATAATATTATTTTATTTTGTTTAGTAGTTTCTTTTGCATCTAACCTAACATGAAAAGGTCTTTTATGTGGTAATCTTTTTAAATACAATGAGCCTAATTTAAAAGGCAGCTGTAGCACTTCTTGTTCTTTTGCTATAATATCTATCGCTTCTTGTAAGAAAGGCTCTAATATCGAATAAAATTCAGCATAAGTAATTTCTCTTTTACCTCTACCTCCTTCAATAATTATGTCGCTTTTTATAGTATTATATATGTCTTTAATAAAAACATATTTTTCTTTATACTTTTTATATGTATTATTCTGACTGTCTTGCATTATTTTGTGGTTGAGCTATTGCCGTTTTTTCATCTATTTGATTGTTAGGGCCGTTTGATGGTACGCTCATTAACACATTAAACTCTTGAGATAACACTTGTTTTACCAATACAGTAATTAGTTCTTCTGGTATTGGATATTGTGTAGTATCATCAGTGTCATAGCTACTTACTTCTGTAGGATTAGAAAACACTGCATTAATTTCTAAAGTACCATTTGATACAATAGAGTCACCTTCCCAAACATAAATTTTACGGTCAGATAGTGTAGCTATTTTACTTGTATTTTTTTTAATAAACCTAGAATTATTTACAAAAGTTCTGTCGTGGTGTTGTACAATTGGTAGATTTACATAATCGCTCTCTACGCCACTATCTTCTTTGTATGCTATACTTCTTATAGCTCTATTGTCATTAAAGCCTAATACGTCTTTATATGTAGCACCATTAGCGTTTGGTGTTAAAACATCCACCTGAAAACTTGAATTAGAGTTTTTTCTACCGTTATCAGTATACTGCATTAACAAATTTGCCCTATGGTAATGTACCATAAATTTAATTTGTCTTGTAGAAACATCTGAATCATCTGAAGCTACACCACCAGATATTATGTTTTTAATGTTGTACGCTATTTCGTTTAATGTTGCCATAGTTTAGTTTTAATAAGAAAGGGTAAAATAGGTTTCCCTACTCTACCCTTTCTAGAAAGCAGGGAGCAAAAAGCTTCGTTATACTCGACGTTCAGCAATTTCAGCTTGAACTGCATTGTATCTAGCATCTCCCAATGTTGCTAGTACTTTACGAGATGCGATTTGACACACCTCTTCGTGTGTAGTATCGCTTAAATCAGTAAAGTCTGTTGTGTATTGTAAATAAGTAATTACACAAGTTGTAGCAGAACTAAAACCTAATGTATGTATATTACCACCTTTTAAATAAGCTACAGGATTACTAGAATCAGCTTTGTTAAAAGGGTCATTTAAATACGAACTAATATCACCAATTTGTATAATTTTAACATTAACGTTTGGTGATGTTTTAACATACGCTGATAAAAATCTACCATACGTATCGTTTTCATCTAATGTGTTAATTGATAAAGGTGTTGCGTCAGCTAAACTACCATCTTTACTTATAACTAAATCAGCCAGCTTATCTCTGCTGTCTTGATTTGTTTCAAAAGATGTATAATATTGTTGCAAGAATTCATCAGTTGACATTTTAAGAAATTCATCTAACTCAGCATCACTAAAGTATGCAGTAGTTTCGCTATCTATAATGTTTCTAATTCTATCTCTTGCTGCTGACTCAGTCATTATGCTTTAACTTTTTTATTTTTAGTCTTAGGTTTTTCACCTCTTATTTCGTGCTTCAAGATAGCTAAAATATCTTTGTTATCTTTTAACCAAACTATCACCTGTTCTTCGTTAGTTCCTATAGCTTCTTTTCCATAAAAGAACGTTTCGTTTTTGTATTTAAGTTTTTTTGCTTTTAAGGCATCAAGTATAAATACACGTAGATTTTTTTCAGGGTCAAAATGTATCGACATAAAACCTTCGTGGTTATCTTGCGCCACTTTAATGGTTTTTGCTCTTAATACATCTATATCAGCATTCATATTAAATCTACTTAACTGTGCAAATATTTTTACATCAGCATCAGTCATTTTTGCAGCTTCAATAATTGCTTGCGCAGATGTCAAAGTTTCTTTAGTATCCTTTTGTTCTTTTTCTTGCATGTCAGTTCGTGTCCAAGCTGCTATTATTGATGGGTGGTTTTTTAACCAATCATCTGTAATGCAATCACTTTCGATACTTTTATTTAATATAAAAGATGCGCTACTTGTTACGAATTGTTGCTCTAGACCATTTATATCTAATAATTTCTGTAAACGACCTGCTTTGTCTTTATAAGCACTACCAAAATTAAAATTGCTAATTTTTTTGTACTTATTGTGTTTGTAATGAATAAGGTTTTTTGTAATCTCCATTTTTGCTTTCTTTTAATTGTTAGTAAAAAAACACCCCCTCCGAAGAGGGGATGAATATTATTATGCTACTGTTGGAGTGTCATTAAGACGACCTTCAACGTACCAGTTAGTTCCGTCACAGTGGAATTCTAAACAATCACCTACAACACCATTTGCTATTGTAATAGTGGTTGCATCAGCAACATCAGTTGCTGCTAGAGTAGTTCCATTTGTGTTGTCATAAATCATTCCTTGGATTACAGCTGCACCACCAGTAATAACGTGTGCTTGAGCAGAACCCGAATAGAATTTATAGTACAAACCACTTTTAACAGCAGGTAAAGTAGTAG